ATGAAGACTAATATAGCAGGGGTTAGTAGGACAACTAAAGCAAACTCATCTTTCCAAGACTCGTTTGTGGCATCAGCCATCTTGCCTTCCCACTGTATTTCACCTGCAGCTACCTTCTCTGCTACAGTTGCTCTTGCCTTTGCTTCGGCTACTTTAGCGAGACCATCGGCTTTTGTTTTTTCTACTTTGTTTTGAAACCACGTTCCTGCGAGATTTGCGAGTGGTCCTATCAGTGCTTGTATCATTCTTTATTTTCTCCTGCATTCTAGCAAGTCTTAGTTGTTCTTTTACTTTAGCTGAATCTACGAAATCTTGATGTTTTTTTTGCAATCTTGCTGGATTGTTTAGAAAATTGTTTACCTCGTTTAGTCGCTTTTCGTTTAGCAGCCGAAGAGGAGGCATATTCAGAGGGAGATAAAGCCTTAATCGCTTTTTCAGGTAGATAACGCTCACCAGTTGCTTTACTCCCTTGTGTACTAGGTTTACCAGACTTTGTTCGCCATTTTTGTTTTCCCCACGCAACTAGTGACCTCTGTGATTTTTTTAATGTCATACTATTTTCATATGCCTGTTTAATCTCATCTATTGTTCTGTAGCATCCTATACACACATCATCTT